AAGGAGTAGTTGAATATAACTCCATAGGAACATCTTGACTATGTAAACCTCCAGTTGCAAGAGTATAAGTTATATCTCCAATTTTAACATTCTCACTAAAGGCATCTTTATTAACTCTATAAATTGTAGTTTTATAAAGTTTATCAAGTAAATCTTGAAGTTCTTTAGTTTTAAACTTAATAAAAGGAAAAATAACTTTTTTAAAACTCATAGCAGTTCTTTCAGTTTTCTTACCTTTCCATTGTTCAGGAGCAAGACCACTAAATTTACTATAAAATTTCTCAAAAAGAATATCAGCAGTTTTACTACGACTAGAATTAAGAACATCAACATCATATGCTTTACTAATAGCATAACGAGATTTAATTTCTTCTGGATAAAGACGAACTATTTCAGCTACAATAAAAACATCATTAAGATTATAATACATCATAGGTTCAATATATTCGTCAAGAATAAATCTATCCCATTTATCAACTAGTTTATTAAGCTGATTAATATTCATTCCTTTAAGATTAGGAATTTCATTATATAATTCAGCTTCTTTTTCATTAATGTCAGGAAGTTCATATTCTAGAAGTTCATACCATTGAAGATTAATAGAAGTTTGCTTTAGACCTTTAGGAACAGGTTTACGTTCACCTGTTTTACTATCTACAACTACACTTGCTTTATTAAGAGCAAATATACGCATTACATCAACACCTGTAAATGGTAGTTTATATTTTCTAAGACTATTAAGATAAAAATCAGTTCTAAATTTATCTTTATCATCTTGACTAGAAATAATAGTTTTACTAGTTTCATATAACTTATTAATAAGTTCTTTCGTACTATTCGTACGCATATAAAAACTAAGTAAAGCAGCAATCATAAGATTATCATAATTAAAACTATTAAATCCATATAAGTCTGTACGAATAATAGTTCCATTAGAATCTTTATAGCATCTAGTCTTATTAATATAACCTATCATAGAAAGTAATTGACTATCGTCTTTATCTGTTATATAAAATTTATATTTTTCAACAGTTTCAAGACGAGCTTTAATTTCTTTAACAGATAGTTTTTGAACTAAAGGAATAGCTTTTCCATTACTATCAACACAATCTTTAAAAACTTTAAGATAGCTATTAATGCTAACAAAAGTAATAGAGAAGAAGTTTCTTAATACTTCGACATCATAAGCTATACAATTAATCATTTATAAAGTTTATACCATAATTATTTCTATTTTCATTAACCCAATTAATATCATCAGCAAAACGCTGTTTAAATACATGATAAAGATTATCATCTTTAAATTTAATAAGAGGAGAATAATTACTAAATACATATTTACCACCAGTAGCTATAAATCTAGGAATAGGATTATCGCTAATACTACGATAAGCATCACCAAATATAAATAAATATTTATAATTAATTCTAGCTAATTCTTTCCATAGAATATTACGACATTTATCAACAGCAGTAAGATAAGTATTATAATCATTAGAACAAGTACATTTAACACTATAAGTCATATATACATCTTCAGTGTTATTTCGTCTAGAGTATTCATCGTAAAGATTACCAATATCAGTAAATAATTGATAATCATCACAATAAACTCTATCACCTCTAGGAAATAGGAAAACAATATCTCCATGAATACTTCCTCTACCACCTTGTATATATCTACCTGTATTAAATATACGATTTGGACATCTAGCACAATCAAGATATTCGTCAACAGTTTTACTTGCCATAAGATAATACTAATTGATTACTAGCGCGAGAACAAGCAACATATAATCTACGAAGCATTTCATCTCTATTAGTATAAGGATGACCATATTTATCATAAATCATATCATTAATATCTACAAATACATTTTTATAAGTAGAACCTTGTGCTCTATGAGAAGTAATTGCAAAGCCATAATCTAAATCTCTACTAAATAAAATCTTACCATTACTATTCGTAATATTAGAAGCGATAAGATATTTACGTTTAAAATCAAAATACTGTTTCCATTTACTTCCACGTTCAGAACTACTAGCTTTTTTAGCATCATCAATAAGACTAGTCAACTTCTTATAATACATCTGAAATGTATAGTTATCATAATGGTCAATAACAAATAAAGGTTGAGTTATAGCACCACCATGAATAGCTTGAAACTTAATAAGAAATCCTTTAAACTCATAATCATTATCAACTGTATCAACAATATCTTTAACAATATATTCTTCACTATTGTTTATAATAATATCATTAAAAACATTAACAACAGTAGTATAACTCATTATTAAATCATTACGAGTAATAAGACTTTTATCAGCATCTTGAATAATCATATGTCTTACATGGTTATTCCATTGTGCAACACGATTATTAGTATAAGCTATAATACGATACAAATCAATATTTTTAGTATATTCTTCATCATTAAAACAAGCATCAATTAAATCAGAAAATTCAGTTTGACCACAAACATAAAATCCTTTAGTTTCTTCATTATAATCTTGTCTATTTTTAGATATATAATCAAGAAATCTCCATCCATTCTTATTATCTATATCTTCTCGAAGAAGTTTAAGAAGTTTACTAATAGGATTATTATCTCCTTGTCGTACAACTTCTTTAAGATAATAAGTATTACTAGCAATAAGAAAAGCTTGACTAGTTTTCTCATTAACAGGTGGAAGCTGACTAGAGTCACCAAGCATTATAACTTTAATTTGAAGCTTCTTACATTTATTACTAATATACTTAACAAGTTTAGCATTAAGCATAGAAGCTTCATCAATAATTAAAACTTTAAGACCATCTAGTTTATCTTTTCCAACAGGATTAAAGGCAGGATTTTCAGGGTCAAAATTTTCAATATTAACATCAAGTCTAAAACCAAATAATGATTGAATAGTATTAACTTCTTTTCCACCAATAGAATTACTAAGAACTCTACAAGCTTTATGTGTAGGAGCAGCACAGCCTATAACACCACCAGACCATTTGCAATTATTAATAACATATTTAATAACAAATGTCTTACCTGTACCTCCAGCACCACAAAGAGCATTAATAAATTTCTTATCATCCCAAGGCTGTGCAAGAAACTCAATAAGTTCATGCACAGCTATTTCTTGGTCTTTAGTAAACTTAATGTTAATATCTTTTCTATTACTATTAGCAATATTAAGATTACCAATCATTATAATTCGTTGTTTACATCAATAAGATTATTTTTAACTTTATCTTCATATTCTTTCCATTCTTGAAAAGCTAAAATAGTAGATTCACTATCGCCACGATTATAACACGTAGTAATATGAAACAATTCCTTAGCAAAAGGCATTTTAACAATTTTACCTTTAGCTATAAGTCCAGCAGCAAAAGGAATATAAAATCTAGTATCAACAGTTTTTCTATTTTCACTATCTCTTATAATTTTAATTCTATGATTATACTTATCTAATCGACGAGCATAAATAACTTTCTTTCCTTTAGTTCTGTAACTTTCACCAGTAATGCTATATAGTTTGCCATTGTATTCTACTTTATAAGTACCATCAATATATCTAATAATACCTTCACATTTAGCAACTATAATAACATATTTATTGACTATTCCTTTCTCTTTGGATTTACCTACAACTCCAAATGAGAATTTAAAGCTAACCATAACATACTACTTTCTTTTAATAGTACGCATACGTTTATCAACAGCACGAGTAATACCTTTAAAAGTATTATCTTCTTCAAACTTAACTTTACGAGCAGCCTTTTTAGCAGCTTTCTTAGCAGCAATTTCTTCATCACGTTCTTTTTGTTGTTGAATAACATCAACAATCTCAACATGATAACCACAATAATGAGAAAGAAAATCAATCTTACCACTAGTTCCATTACCAATAGCGCTATTTTTAGCTACTTTAATAACTTTACTAGCAGGATTGATTCCAATAACAGCGCCAACATTATTAAGTTGACGAACAACAGAAACTTCATCATACTTTTTCATAAGTATTTTACGTTTTTAAAGATTAATAAAACAATTATATTTAATAATTAAAACTATAATAAGTTCAATAATAGTAAGATTAGTAGAGCCACTACGCTACGCTCCGTGGCGACCCCCCGTAGAGGATGGAAGCAAGCTAGTCATTAAACTTTCTTTCTAATAATATCATTAAAATCACTAGTAAGTTTACCAATCCTATCTTCAATTCTATCTAGTCTATTTCTATCCCTATCTCTTTTAACTTCCCATTGTTTATTAATATCGCAAATATCAATTTGAATCTTTCTAATCCAATTTTGAGTATCATTAATATCTCTAATAAGTCTATCTAGTTTTTTACTAACAATGGTAATTCTTATAAAAAGATATACAGATAAACCAAATATCATACCAAGTATAAAATGAGAAACATTTTCAATCATAGAAATAATGATAAAGTTTACGAATGAGTTCAAATCTAGTATCAGTAATATTATAGATTTTAAATGCTTTAGCAACAAAATCAAAATCACCATATTTAAGTAAAGCATCTATATAATCTTTAATATCACTAAGCCACATAATAGCACTAACAGAATATCTATCGCTATCAATATTAGTAATATATTGACCAATACCTTTAGCAATAGTATCAGCAGTTATATCATTAATAATAAACTTATCAGTAAACCAATTATCTTTTATATAATGTTTATCAGTATATTTATCACGAAAGGTTTTAGATAGTTTATTACATAAATCAATATAAGAACGAGCAGCAGTTCTATTATTATGATTAACAAATTGAACATCTTTAACTTTAAGAGTTAAATTCATACCACATTCAATAATACGAACTTTAATTTGTTTTTTATCTTCATTAATATATAGAACAATAGCAAGTTTATCTTTCCAATAACCAACATTCAAAGTAACTATATCATAAAGTTTAACTTTAAATCCAGATGTAATAGTACCATCAATATTCTTATAAGCAACATAATTCATAATAAAACTGTATTAAATTTTTAGTTTAACATTTATTAGCTAGTTCTTTTGCCCTGTATTGAACTCAATATTAATCGTGATAGATTAATCAGATTATATATGAAAATTCAAAAGAGAGCAAAAGAACCGTATCTGTGAATGTATTATGAACATAAATAGCTAGTCATTTGTAGCAGCCTCATTATTCTGTTCATTATTCTTACCATCACGTTTAAGACGTTCTTTAAGAATATGTTCAGCAACAGAACCAAGTTTACATTCACTAACACAACGACTAACACCTTTAGCATGAGCTACAGTATATACAATAGGATAATCAATGTATTTGTTATTACCTACTGTACGTTCAACTTTAGTAATTCCAACTTCAGTCACAATACCAACACAAACACCAAGTTTAGTTTGATTATGATATTGATAAGTATATTCCATATATACTACCTGTCCTTTTTCAAACTTAGCTTGTTCTTCAATGTATCTATCTAATAGACCATCAAAAATAAAAGAATCAAAATTATCCATTTTAATTATATATTTAAAGTTAATAATATACATACTAAAAAGCCTAGCACTATCTTCACAGACAATACTAGGCAAAACTACAAATACGAAATCATATAAACGAAATGTTTGACACGAATATTATTACTAATTTCACAATCAATAATAATAGAATAATTAACACCAAATCAAATATGACATATAACACTTGGACTATGATAAATATTAATAGCACTATCTTCACAGACCGTACTATTATAAAAGTTACAATTAGAAATTAAAACGGATAATAGCAATATCATAGTTTCGGAGTTCAATTCCTCCATCATCAGCAAGTGAAATAACATTATTATCTTCACAGACAATAGTGTTAGAAATACAATCAAAAATTTATGTGGGATTATTTAGCAGATTTATTTGCTTTTCTACGTTTAAGTTCAGCATAAATTTCATCATCACTAACATTCTTAAACTTATTCTCCTGTTTATTATTATCAACAGATTGATTAGCCATTTTAATAATTTCCTTATATTCTGCATTAGAAGTATCAATAATATGTTGAGCTATAAAATGATTAATTTTAGTATTAGCTTCAACAATTTTAATAATCATATCTTTAGCATATTTAGGAAAAACAGCAATAATAGGTTTAAGAATATCTTTATCTTCAATTATACTATCCCAACGATTAATAAGCCAATCAAGTTCAAATCCATCTTTAGTAACAAGTTTAATAATATCTTCTTGAGTTTTACCAAAATCATTAATATATTTTTGTTCTTTAAGAACATATACAAATAAAGCTAAACCTCTAACATATTGGTCTGGAGATAAACCTTTATCTTTAATATCATTAATGAATTTATTAATAAGAGTACAATCTTCTTTATATTTACAGGTATCACAAGTAATACTATCATAAGATTTACCAAAAACTTCATCAAGAACAAGTTTAATATCAATATTTTCCATAATTTTATTTATTTAATCATAATAACCAAAAACATCATTTTCAGGGTCAACAATAGGACTATCATCAACTATTGGTTCCCAAGCAATATCGTCAAAATCTTGACTTAGACATTCTGCATGAATTTCAACACCTTCAACATTATTATTGAAATATGTATCATCTTCAACAAAATAAATATCAGTTCTTTCCATATCTTTATATATAAAATAAACTCCGAGTAGAGGATGATTATCATCAACTAGTTAACTATAACAAACCCAATAAACAAAATGGATAAAATGGCAGGCAAATGAGAATTAGCTTTAACAAGTCAACAGCACTATCCATCCTCTACGGGGAGTCTACACTATAAACTTAACTAGCTTCAGAATCTTTATTCTTTTTATGAAGTTCAGTTTCAGTATCAATCATAATACCAATAACTCGCTGACTATCACTAGCAACATCAGCATGAGCTTTAACTAAAGCATCGATAAATAAATCATCTGTATATCTATATTCTCTACGAAGACCACCATCAGCAGTAACTCTAAACTTATTCCATAAGAAGTCAACATAAGCACCTTTAGAATTACATATTCTTCCATCATCTTCAAGAGCATGAAGAATATTAAGAGAAGTATGACGTCTAAATGCAGCATTGAATTTAACAATACAAACTACATCAAGAATATATTGAGGAACATTAATTCCAACAGGAACACCACGTTTATCAGTCTTAGCATCTTTAAAGTCATTATCTTCATTAGCTTGACTAACAACAGTAGTTTGTTCTTCCTGTTTACGAACTTTACTTTGTTTCTTCTTCCTAGCTTTATTCTTAGGTTGAACAGTTTCACTACTAACAACAGCATTAACTTGTATATCTTCTTCAGGAACAACAAGTTTACCTTCTTGTTTAGCTTCTTCTAAACTTTCAGCCATAGTTTTCTTTCTAGGCTTAGATTGAACATTACTAGTAACATTATCAAAATTTACCATAACACTTATAAGTTTAAGATTAATATTATTATCAGTAGCAATATTACTCTACTGAACAACACGACAAATATAATAATTAAATATAATACTCCCAATATATTATAATTTATTTATACTATAATTCTAACTAATAATCAATAGCTATATTAAAATAACTAAAATCATTATAGCAATAGGAATTAACTTACCACGAGTATAATAAATATCAATAGTATCAAGAGTATCATTAGTATAAAGAGAATCAGTAATATCAAGAATATCAAGAACATCATTAGTAATACCACCAGCAATATTAGCATGACTAGTATTAATAGTCATTATAATACTGATAGTATTAATAATGCTATTATTAGCTAGAACTAATGCTATTAGTCATTATGATTAGAAGTCTTATTAGACTTGATAATACTGTTAGAGCTAGTCTTAATAACGATTGTATGACTAATCGTCATGACGAACGTCAATGAGATTGAGATGATGATGATATGACTGAAACTGATAGTGGTATAACTAGAGGTTATAGAGGTTATAATGAAAGGTTATAGAGAGTATAACTAGAGGTTATAATGCTGGAACTAGAGATTATGATAGTATAACGAGAAGTTATAGGAGAGAAAGAGAGGGAGTTGGAACAATAGGTTTAGATTGATTAGGAAGAGGATGAAGAGGAGGATGTGGAAGAGGAAGAGGAATGCCAGCAGGACTAGTCCCTTTAGCATGACCATCTCCACCCCCATTTCCACATTCACCACTACCAAACTCACTCTCATCTCCACATTCAACCTCAATTTGACCTATTTGAACCACATTCAACTCCACCATCTCATTCTCCACAAACTCTACAATGTCCACTTTCATCTCCATATCCTCTTTCTCCACATTCAATACCTCTCGTCACCTCTAACTTCATCTCTATAACTTTTTGTTATAAGAGTAAATCTCCATGACCAATATCAGTATAACAAAATGTTATAAGAGTAAATCATCATTAGTTTCATTAATAGTATTATCATCAGTAATTTCATCACGTTCATGCTTATCAAGACTTTCATTAATAACACTAACGATACTTTTTAGTTTAACAGCAATAGCTAATCTAAGTTTATCAATACTATTATATACTTGTTTGATATCATTAGCACTACCATTAGTGGTTATATTAGTAACAACAAGAGTGTGCTTAATATTATCAAGACTAAGTTTAATAAGTTCAACAGAAGTTATAGAATTATCATTCTCAACTTCAATAGTAGTAATAATACGATGTACTTTCATGATGATTAATATTAGGATAAGACTTATCAGAACTTGCAGCTAGGTCTTGATTGATAAGTCTTATCAGACTGTTAAGTTCGTTTACTGCAATCTATTTAATGTCGATAATGAGCATTTCCATGTCGAACACTAGCGATAGCATCAACAAAACTATTGTTGATAACATCAGTGCTACCAACCCGAAGGTCAGTAGCACTATGTTCATTAGAATGGCATATCGTCATCACTCATTGCAGTAGCAACAAAACTAGCCGCTTTAGCTTTAGCCTCACGTTTGGCAGCAATGGCAGCACGAGCGTCCTCCATAATCTGCTTGATAAGTACATTATATGCACCAACAAGAACAGGGTCAGTAGGTTGTTCGATACCTACAATATGATATACATATCGGTCATAATCCACAACATTGTAAAGATTGTCTTTACGAGTAAACGGATTACGGTCTTGTACACCAGCAGGTACAAACTGGCAAAGAACTTTGACAGCAACACTAGTCAGATACATACTAGCAAAGCCAGCTTCAGCAGCCTCGCCAACATAGTTGACAAATCTACCGTAGAACTTGTCTTTGCGCATTACAAGCAGTATCTGATTGAATGGCATCTGAATAGCACCAAGCATACCCATTCGATGTGTACCATCAGGCATACTTTGAGCACCTTTAACAGGACTAGCAATAGTAACAAACGCATTGAGATAAGACTTGCCATTACGACCTGTACGTTCTTGACAATCAATATTAGTAATGACAGTAGTCATTACATAACTATGACCATCAGTACAGATGCGTCTAACAACATCATCAATGGTTTCCACTTGCGCAGAACTTTTGTTATCTGTATCAACAATAGGTTGAACAGGTTTGTTATCTGTATCAACAGTAGGTTGAACAGGTTGGTTAACACTAGTAGTTGGTTTAACTACATTAACATTCTCAGGAGCAGCAGCACTCTGTGCAGCTTGCGCTAAATCTTTAACGTCTGGCATGACTATTAAGTATTTAATTACGCTAATCAGTAGCATTACTGACAGTTGTTTTCGTTTCAACTGCAAAGTATTTAATGTTGATAATGAGCAGCATCATCTAGTAGAGATTAATCTCTACTAAGATAACTAACAATAGCCGATAGTATTCCAAATACAACAGCAGTAATTTGTTCATCACTAGTTGGCTCTACTTTCAATGCTAGTATAATAGCTGGTATCATCAGTATGATAGCAACTAACAACAATGGTTTGTTTGTTTTCATAATGATTAGTGTTAATAGTTAGTAATGTAATGAGATGAATAATCTCAAAATATTTAATGTTGATAATGAGAGTGAGAACTTTACTTTCTCCTAGAACTTGACGGGGGTAGTCAAGACGAGTTTAATGACCCACCCCTCTTACTCACTAGCCTCATCAAAACATTAATATACATTATTTTCACTCTTACTATTACCATCACTCTTACTATTACCATCATTATTACCATCATTATCATTATTACCATCATTATCATTTTCCTCTTCATTATCATTATCATTATAATTATTATTACTTTTCATTTTATTTCCATTATCTTCACTCTTATCTTTGTTATAATCTTTATAATTCTCATCATTTTTATCATAATATTTAATTTAATCTTCACCAATATCTATAATTTCAGTTGCATATAAATCTTTATTCGCAATTACAATACCTTTATCAGTATCATTTTTAAATAAAACAAATTTATCAACTATAAGTCTATCTTTATCATCAAAAGTTTTTATTAATTTAGCTTCACTAATAATATTAATAAGTTTATTAACATCACCTCTAAATATGTAAATAGGATTAACAACATAAATATTTCTAATATTAGTTCTTTTAATAATATTTTCATCTTCAAGATAAGCAATAGCGTTATAATAATCTCTATAATTAGGTTTAACTAAACCATAACCTTTAATTAAATCGTGAGAAATATAAATAACATTACTATTAAATTTAATATTTTCAGCAATATAACCAATAAAAGAAATAATAACAGCATATCTATTTTTTCTTATTATATCCCAAACTCTCATACCAATAGTAACAAAATTACGTTTAATACCAACTTCTTTACTAATAGTATATCCATTATCAAATTCAGCAATAATACCAGTTCTAGTACTTTTATTATAACTAAAAGGATTAGCTACAACAAGTCTTTGTTTTTCAAATTCTTCTAAACAATCAGCATTATAACAAACATCATTAACAAGTTTATTATAAACTTTAGTAGGTTTAAAATCTTCTTTAAAAGTCATAACAATAATAGTATTAAGTTTAACATAAAAATATATTACTCTAGGAAATAGCGAAATCTATTCCATGTATGGTATAAATTTAGCAAATAAATAGCGAAATCTATTCCATGTATGGTATAAATTAGTATTTATAATTTATTGATAATCAAGGAGTTATAAAGTAGCAATAGTATCTATATAGATATATATTATATATAATATTAATATAATCAGTATTATTAGATTCACTGTGACCCGCTCCAAGCTTCGCTCTCCGCTATACTCCCCGTGGAGGATGAATACAATCAGCATCAATCATATCAAGTTAATCAATACTATAATTATTATCATTATCTTTATTAATATTATTAATACTAATATGATTAAGTCTAACTCATCTTCATCCTCCACGGGGAGTATGACTTGCATATTTATAATCATATAATCCTCTATGATACAAATGTTAAAAATAGTTTTTCTCTTGGTAGATTCATTCAAACTCTTACATTTGCTAAAAACAATTAAGTTATGGGTAAAGATAAAAGTGAAACTAAACCTAAATACACTAGAGAATTTCATAGTGGTGAAAGGAATAAAAAAGAGATTAAAGTTCCAAGTAAACTTAAACTTGGAAATATAGGTATTGATAGTATTATTAAAACTAAATAATTTAGTGTTATGATTAAAGTTGAAAGTAAATTTAAAGATTTTGGTATTCAAATACCTACTGACATCAGCGAAATAACAAGTGAAGCACTTGACGCTGTTCTTACTAATGTAGTTATTGCTAAACATTATTGTGTTGTTGCTCTTTGCCAAAATGAAAGTTTGTTTGGTATTATTAATAATAAAGTAAGTACAGTTGAGGTTATGCCAATTATTGCTAAAATTAATAAAGAAGATGCTGAACTTATTGGTATGAATCAAATGGATAAGATTATTATTGACCGTTCTACTCTTGAACGTGGTTATCATCTTTATCTTAAACATAATGTTCTTAGTCCTCAATTTGTTAATAAGTATATTACTAATGATACTGAACTAACTCGTTCTATTACTGTTGGTACTTTTGGACAAAATCAAGGATATAAAAAAGGACAGAAAGTTTGGTTTGTTGAATTTAAAGTTATAGCTATTAATGATTTAAGAGCTGCTATTACTGATAAACATAAAGCTATTAATCCTTTTGTTTATCATTCTGCTGAAAAAGCTAATTAGCCATTTCGTCTAAATAATCGAACTCTTCTTAGAACTACTTATGTATAATTTAAAATTATAGGTACTTGTGTTCTTGTTTATAGTAGTAATCTAAGAAGAGTTCTTAAACTTTCAATTATGGATTTTAAGACTAATACTAGTTTTAATATTGCTAATACTAGTTCTCATGAAGATTTTGACGATGATTATATTCTTATTTATAAAGATATAAATAATATATTAGATGATATTGGATTTCAAGGTGATGATAGAATACTTTGTAAATCTATTATTGAAAGTCTTGAAAAAGAAGCTAGTATTAATATACGAAAAGATAAATGTGTTGCTATTCCTCATATTGGTACTATTCAAAAGAATTGGTATCGTTCCAAACTTATTAGTCATTATAAAGACTTTAAAGAAGCTAGAAAAACTATGACTAGAGAAGAGTATAAAGAATATACTGCTAAAGTTATGGAAGAAGAAAAGCAAAAACATTATGAAGAAGAAGAAAAGATTAAGACTGAAATTAAGTTTAAAAAGAAACTTCTTCCTACTTGGATTAAACTAAGTAAAAAACATAGTGCTGCTTATGCTAATCTTTGGTTATATGCTATTAGTAAACTTGAAATTATTGAATTTGATGAAGAAGTAGAAGAAATATATGAACGGTTTGGAATTGGATTGGATGCTGACCATAGATGAAACTGGTATGCCAAAAGCCCCTACACTTAAACAACTTCTTGATAGAGATGTTAGTCTTCTTTATACTAGAGATAAATCTCCTAATAAAGAGATGTATGTTAAAGAAGTTGGAGTTATTTATTATCTTGGTGACCCTAAAGGCCCATGTTTACAAGAAGGTCTTAGTGAAAAAGAAGCTCTTAAGAAAGCTATTGAAAACTTTGATTTACCTAAAAATTATCAACCTGATATTCTTGTTTGGAAACTTATTAAACGATATTATAACCAAAAAGCTGGAGCTGGTATGGAAGCTGTTCTTAATATTAAACGTGGTATTCATAATGTTGCTCTAGCTGCTAGCAAGTTAAATGAATTGTTGAATGACAAATTATCTGATGGTGCTAGTCTTGAAGATGTTCCAACTGTTATTGGTTATATGAAACAAATTAATGATTTAGCTAATCAGTTTCCAAACACGATTAAAGCTCTTAATGTAGCTGAAGAAAATCTTCTGTATGAACAAGAGAATGTTGCTGGTAGAGGTGGAGTTGAAATTACTAGTAGTATGATTGAAGAATAAGCTGATGCTAATCTACTCTATCCTCCACGGGGAGTCTAGCGTAGGCACGTAGTGCCGAAGCGGGTCCAAACTAGTGTTGAACTTAATGGTATTAATAATATGGAACTTAGAGATAAAAGATATAATGATATTAGACTTATTTTTCATGAAGAAGAACATAAATATAATGATAGTCTAGGTAATGATTATATTTCAACTACTACTATCCTTCATAATTATGCTCCAAAGTTCGATAAGAACTATTGGCTGAGAAAGAAGTCTAAAGAACTAGGAATAAGTGAGAAGAAACTAGAAGAACAATGGTCAACTATTACTAAAGAAGCTTGTGAACGTGGAACTAATACTCATAATGGTCTTGAAGATGGTGTTAAAGGAGCTTCTATGTTTCAACAAGCCATTAATTATCTTGATAAACGAGAAGATGGTGTAATGGTTACTATTGCTGATATACCAAATTTTGGAGTTAGTTATAAGTTACTTAATCTTAAAGATTTTATTGAACTTACTAATAATCGTTATCCTCTTATTTATGATGCGTTTAAAATGTACACTGAAAGAGGATATAAGATTTATAGTGAGATTGGTATGTTTCTTATAGATTGGTTAATTAGTGGAACTATTGATATTCTTCTAGTTAATGAAGATACTAATTGTGCTGTTGTAGGTGATTGGAAAACTAATCGTGGTGGATTAAAATTTAGTAGTGGTTATTATAAGAAAGATAAAACAGTTAGACCTGCACAACAAACTAATGTTTGGATTGATAAAGATGAACGACTTTTAGCTCCTCTTAATCATCTTCCTAATTGTAATGGTGCTATATATAATCTTCAACTTAGTATGTATGCTTTTGCTGTTGAATATATACTTGGGTTAACTATTAAAGGTATTTGGTTATGTCATATTGATAGTGATTTTGAACTTAATGAATATGGTATGCCAAAAAGATTTTCTGATGGTCTTTATCATATTAAAGAAAATCCTATTGAAACTACTAAGTTTTTTACTATGAATTATCTACGTGATGATATTAATAAAGTTCTCAAAGATAGAGAATTACAAATTAAAGCTAGTGGTGTTCAAACTCAATTTAAACTTGCTATATGAAATTAAATAAAGATAATTTAATTGGAGTAATTATTGGTTTTATTGTTTTAGTTATATTTGCTATTTGTTTATCTAGTGGATGCACTAAACGTATTACTCCAGTTCCTGAAATTCGTTATGTTCCTGTTACTGATTCTATTGCTATTAATGAATTAGTTTTAACTAAAGAATTACTTCGTAGAACTCAAGATTCTCTTAATGCTTATAAGTCTGATACTACAATTAGTGCTGATTATTTTGTAGCTAAGTATAAACTTGAACGTATTAGATATTATAATGATATTGCAGGTAAAGGAAATAATATCAAATTTCTTAGAGGTTGGATTCGTAGAACTCTTGAAGAATAAGTTATGTATATTATTAATCGTAGAAAAAATATAAGATTAATTGGCGATGAACATCATATTGGTGATGACTTTGAATTTGTGATTTATAAAGTTCAAATTAAAGTTCTTTGGTTTTGGGTTACAATTAAAGAATTTGATGGAGATGAATATTATGATGCTGTTGACTGTTTTAGATATTGTACTAATCCTTATATAAATTAAATTATGGCTTACTTTGGAGATGCTTTTAAAAAACTATCTATTAAAGAAGGTGGTTATGTAAACGATAAAGATGATGCTGGTGGAGAAACTTATAGAGGTATCAGTCGTAAATATAATCCTACTTGGCAAGGTTGGACTATGATTGATTCTTATAAGAAACATTATACTGTTGGTAGTAAAGAGTTTAAGTCTAAACTTGATAATGATGTTCAGCTTCAGAAACTTGTTTGGGAAAAGTATAAAATAGGTTATTGGGATGTATTTGAACTTGATGATTTTAATAGTCAGAGAGTTGCTGAACAACTATTTGATACTAACGTGAATTGTGGTCAAGTTGCAGCTATCAAGATGGCTCAAAGAGTTCTTGGTCTTAAAGAAACTGGTAGATGGAATCTTGATTTACTTAATAAACTTATCGAAATAAAAGATTAACTTAATACTGTATAGAATTATGAAGAAAATGTTAATAGCAATATTTATAATAGCGATTATTAATTTATGTGTTACTCTGTATTTATCAATAAGTCGTTTTAGTGTAGAAGTCAATTCATATAATAAAAGTGACACTGCTATTAATCATGTTCGGATTGATTCTATACAGTTAGTTATAACTGAAAGAGAAAGTGTAGTTTATAAACTTAAAGAACATGAAAAAGATATTGAAAATAAAGTTATTAGTCTTAATGATAGTGCTACTTGGGAGTTATTCAAGAAGTTGGTGTCAGAGTGAGATTGATAACATAGTGCATCCTCCACGGGGAGTCAACACTACTGATACAACTGTTCTTGTTCCTATTAATATGATTAAGGTTGCTAATACTAAAATTATTAAAGCTAAACTTTATAAAGATATTATTAATGAACAAGACAGTATAATTAATCTTCATAAGATTAAATATAATGCTCTTTATAAAGAAGTTGAAACTTTACAAAATAATCTTGATAATAGTAATAAAGTAAATGATAATTTAAATAAGTCTATTGAACGTATTAAACGTAAGAATAGATATTTGGTAAGCGGTGGTGCTGTTTGCGCTATCGCTTTTGTTGTTTGTTTACTAGTTAAATAAAATATTATGGCTGATGGTAAATATCCTTTTCTAGAATACATTGAAGAACCTGATAAAGAGAAAAAGTATAAGAAAGCTAGTGATTGTGGATGGTATGACCCTCATAATAACTTTTTAATTGGAGATAGTGGTGGCTTTCTTTTAAATATTAGACCTGGCAAATTTGTTAATACTGAACTTTTTAATGAAGCTGCTAGAACATATCAAGCCACAGGTAAATATACTCAATTTAAAGTTGATAGTATTCCTCATAGACAATTTAGACGTAGAGAATGTGATAGACGACGTAATGGTTTTTCTGCTCCTTGTTGGCAAAATCCAGATGGAAGTATAGAAGATGTTTGGATAACAGGTGGTCATTATAATTTTCTTAATTATACTCGTATGGAACGTACAGATGAATCATCTGTTATTGTTACTGAACATGGAGCTACTGCTAAAAAGATTTATAGTTTTCCTAGTTTTATTGATGCTCAATTTTGGACTTGGCAAATTATAGAATTTTGTAGACGTAATGGTTTACATCTTATTATTGATAAAACTCGACGTGGAGGTTTTTCTTATATTATGGCTGCTGATAGTTCTAATGAAGTTAACTTATCTAAGCATAAAGTTGTTATTCATGTTGCAGCTGATAATAAATATTTGATTAAACAAGGGGGTTTAAGTGACTTTGCTGTTAATAACTTAAAGTTCTTTGAAGAGAAAACTCCATTTAAAAGAGGTATATATAGTCCTACTACTGATAGTTTTAAACTTGGCTATCGTATGAAAAATGGAGTTGAAGCTGATGATAGTTGGTCTAGTTCTCTTTTAAGTGTTAGTGCTAATAATAATCCAGACTGTGCTATTGGTAAAGATGCTGTTACAATTAAAGTTGAAGAGTTATCTACAATGCAGAATTTTGATGAGTTTATGAATGTAACTGAACCTACAATGACTGTTGGTACTCGTACTACTGGTACTCTTATGGCTTGGGGAACTGCTACTGCTGCTAATATGCAAATATTTGAACAAAACTTTTATAATCCTAGAGCATTTGGATTTATGGCTTTTGAAAATGTTTTTGATAATGATGCTCGTAATGAAGTTTGTGGATTTTTTAAATCTTATGCTTGGGGTCTTGAAGGGGAAATAGATGGAGTTAAAGGATTTGATGAAGATGGAAATAGTAATCTACGAATAGGACTTAAGCTTGCTGCACGAGAAAGAATTGAAAAGAAAAAGACTGCTAAGACTTTTGCAGAATATCTTAATTATCTTGGTCAACGTGCTTTATTTCCTGCTGAATCTTTTAGTAGTGCTAGTGAAAATATATTTAGTAGTGAAGCTCTTAATAAGTTTGAAGATAAACTTAGAGTTGATAATAGTTATAAGTTTTATACTGATGGTGAACTATTTGAAGATGGAACTAAAAAGATTTATTTTAAATCTAATGCTCGTATAAGAATTGAAAATCCTGATATGAAAACTTATGATTATATTCAAGGAGTTCCTAGACGTGGTAACGAAGACCCTCATGGTTGTATAAGAGTTTGGTTTGCTCCAGAATATGAAGAAACATATATTGGCGATAGGCTTATAAGAAGTATTCTTCCCGGTACTTATGTTGCAGTTTATGACCCTGTTGGTATTGATAAAGATAAAAAAGAAATTACTGATAGACATTCTCATAATAGTATATTTGTTATTGAAATGCCTAGAGAACGTAATGGATTTAAACCTAAATTATGTGCTGCATATTATGGACGTACAGAAAGACTAGAAGAAGCTGATGAAAAGTTTTATCGTTTATGTAAATGGTATAATTGTATTGGTACTGGACTTGTGGAAATAAATCGTGGTGAAACTGTTTCTAACTTTCGTAAATGGAAAGCTACTAAATATCTAGGTTATGAACCTTTATATGTTTGGGATTCTGCTGTTAAAGAAAAAGTTAGTACTAGTTATGGTTATAATATTGGTAGTGGTCCTAAGAAACTAGATGGTCTTCGACTTCTTAAAGAGTTCTTATATGAAGTTATTGGTAAGAATGAATTTGGAGAAGATATTTATGTTTTTGAAAGATTTCTTGATTATCAAACAATTCTTGAACTTAAAAAGTTTAATGCTGAAGGTAACTTTGACCGTATATCTAGTCTTATACTTTTAGGTATATATTGGAAGTCTATTGATATTAAAGGTAAGCGAGAACTTGCTAGTCGTAAGAAAGTTACAGAAGAAAATGATAAAACAGATATTTTTAATAGACAATGGTTTTAAGATTAAACAAATAAAGATATGTATAATTTTGGTAGACTTGATTTCCCTAATCAGCATGTTAGTTATGCTGAAAAACAAGAAGTTGATTGGTATGCTAAATGCTGTGATTACGTTATAGAAGCTGGTATTGCTTGTAAAGATGATTTTAATGTAGAAGAAAAGTTTAATATCCTTCTTGGTAATATTCCTAGAGAATATTATAGAAAAACTCTTAATCCTTATAATGAGAAAGATGAGAATTTAACTCGTTTTCCAGCTACTATGCGTAATTATGATATGATGAAAGGTATTATTAGAAGATATATTGGTGAATATATTAAAAATCCGCATGATTTTATTGTTGGAGCTAATAATCCAGAAGTTGTATTTGCTAGAGATGCTGAACTTGGTAAACAAATTATGATGCTTGCAGAACAAGCTGTTGCTAAGAAAATACAAGAAAGTTATATGCAGTTTGTTAATGAAGGTAATAATCCTGAACAATTTAATCCTGAACAAGCTGTTGATATTGAAGCTTTTATTAAAGAATTTAATGAAAATTTTATTGATGATATTAGTGCACAAGGACAAGATTTAATTAATGTTATTGATGACCTTACTGATGCTTTTACTATATACGCTAGAGCTTATTTTGAATTTGTTGCTTTTGGAGCTTGTTATACATATAGAGATGTTGTAGGTAGTCAATTAATTAAACGTGTTGTTAGTGTTAGAGATGCTTTTCCTGTTCCTAACGATAGTATGTTTGCAGAAGATTATGATATGTTTGCTGAACGTCGTATGTTAACTAAACAACAAATTATAGATGAATTTTATGAATATCTTTCTGAAAAAGAACGTGAAGCTCTTGATACATATTATCAATATAGTGCTACTACTTCTAGCGATAGAGCACTTTTAAATTGGGATAAGTATATGTATTATTTTGGTGATATATGTAGTAAATTTAATAAAGATGATTTACAACATATTAAGAACACTAATATAATGGCTCGTGATGCTAATAATGGTTTATTTGAAGTTTGGCATACTGTTTGGAGAGGTGAAATAAAAGAAGGTATTCTTACATATAGTAATGGAGCATTTGTTACAACAAGAATTGTTGATGAAACTTATCAGCTTAATCCTGCTGGTGGTGATATTAGTATTGAATGGGTGTGGCGTCCACAAGTTTATGAGAGCGTTAGAATTGGTTCTCGTGCTACAAGCATATATCCTTATAAGGCTCGTCCTATTGCTTACAATAGGAATGGTAAACTTCCTTATAATGGTATTGCAGAACTTTTGCCGGGTTTTGGAAGATTTAGTGTTGTAGATACAGTCATTCCTTATCAAGTATTTCGTAATATAGTTTCTTATCATAGAGAAATGGCTATTGCTAAAAATAAGATGAATGTTCTTATGATTGCTAAATCTCTTCTTGGTAAAAAACCTGCTGAAACTATATATCGTATGGCTGCTGATGGAGTGCTTTATATTGATGATGAAGATGATGCTAATCTTGTTAAAGCACAAAGTGTTCGTTATCTTGAAAGTCGTATGAATAATTATATTACTGAACTTGGACAACTTATCCAAGAGATTGAACAGACTGCTAAAATGGAATGTGATATGACTCCACAACGTTATGGTGAGATTGCTAATAGTGCTGGTAAAGGAGTTACTGACGAAGCAGTTATTCGTGGAAGTATGGGTTCTGTTATTATTGAATTTATATTTGATAAAATGAGAGAACGAGATTATCAAGCTGAAATGGATTATACTAAACTTGCTTGGATTGATGGTCTTAATACTTCTTATAAAACTAAAGATGGTGATATTAGATATTTAAGTCTTGATGTTAATAGTCATATATTTGCTAACTATATTGTTACTTGTAAAACTTCTGTTAAAGAACGTGAGAAACTTGAACAATATAAACAGCTTGCATTTAGTGCTGCTCAAAATGGTAATATGGATATGGCTAATGCTGCTATTCGTGGAGATAATGTTGCTCAAATTAGCAAACTTATTGATAAATATCAAAATATTCAACGTGAGCATGAACTTGATGTTGAACGTGTTTCTCAACAAACAGAACAACTTCGTCAAGAATTTGAACTTGCTAAGATTGATAGAAAAGCAGAACAAGATAGAGAAACTATTAGAGTTGAAAAATATCTTGATGGTCAGATTGAAGCTATGAAAGCAAATGCTAATATTATGAGTTTTGATAATGGTCTTAGTGATGCTGAAAAGAGTCAAGCTGAAGAACGTATGGAAAATGCTAGACTTAATCTTGAACGTAGTAAACTTAGTTTAGATGCTCAAAAGACTTCTGTTGAAGCACAACTTAAAGAAAAAGAATTAGCTGTTAAACTTAAAGAAAGTGATGATAAAGTCAAGATTGCAAAAACGAATAAAAATCGTTATGATAGTAAAAGTAAATAATCGACTGTACTTCTAAATTTTGTTCATAATAGGGCTGGACTTGCTTGTGAAAGTAGGTTCAGCCCATTTTCATTTTTCTTTACATAACATGAGCCATTTTAAACTCATTTTAAGCACTTTATTCATTTCGTGATAGATTAATCATTATGATAAAATTTGATTCATACATGGCTTCTCTGAAAGCGACAGGTTAGGTTATCAGTAATAAATATCCTAGTTAGCAATAGTATGTTAGTCGGCAAATCGGCTTAAAGGTGAACATATTTTAACGATACAAGTAAAACTCGTATTATTATTATAGTTTATATTTGTGGTATAGTAATTAATTAAAAACAAAGAATTATGCCTAATTTTGATAGTTTTGGTTTTAATGGTGAAACATCTAATGGTGATGGAAAACCTACTGACGACATTACAGACCTTGATACAGGTAAAACAGGGCAGTTAGATGCTGATGGTAATTCTATTGATGATATTACTAATAATGGTAATGGAGATGGGAATAGTGATTCTAATGCTAATAAAGATAACCAATCTTCATCCTCCACGGGGGGTCAGCCTACTGGTAAAGCAAATGATGCTGATGCTGAACATGGTTTAGAAGAAGGTACTATTATCGAAGATGGAGATAATAAATATACTGTTGATAAAGACGGTAATCTTATTGACGATAAAGGTAATATCTTTAAAGCTAAAAATGAAGTTGCTGCTTATCTTAAAGAATTTGAAGTAGAAGATACTAAAGAAGATAATACTATTGATGTTAAATCAATTCAAGAACTTGTTGGTGTTTCTGTTACTTCAGAAGATGGTAAAGCAGTTACTTTTGAAAATACTCCTCAAGGAGTTGCAAGTTATATTCAATCCGTTATTGATTTAAAACGTGATGAATTTGCTCAAGCTGGTGTTAATAAGTTATTTGAAGATTATCCTATCGTTGGTGATTTTCTTAATTATTATGTTGCAAATGGTAATTCATTTGAAGGCTTTGGTGAACTTCGAGATAGAAGCGGTATTGAAGTAGATGAAAATAATGTAAGTCAACAAGAAGCTATTGTTCGTGAGGCATTTAAGGAATTTAATCGTCGTGGTAATGTTGATAAGTATATTCAATATCTTAAAGATAGTAATGAACTTTTCAATGTTGCTAAAGAAGAACTTGAAGCTCTTCAGAAAGCTGATAACGAAATGCGTGAAGCTAATGCTAAAGAAGCTATGCGAGTTAAAGCAGAAGAAGAGAAACAACTTGTGGAATTTTGGAATGGAGTTAAAGATTGTATTGATAAGCGACAGATTGCTGGTTATCGTATTCCCGAAACTGTTATTATTGAACGTAATGGTAAACAGATTTCTACTACTCCTGAAGATTTCTTCAATTATGTTTATCAAGTTGATGATAAAGGACTTTCTCGTTATGAAAATGATTTAATGAAGTTATCTCCTGCTGAAAGACGCGATGAAGAACTGCTTAAGGCTTGGCTTAAATATACAGGTAAAGGTTATGATAGTTTGATAGAAATGGCTGTTTCTGATAAAGAAGCTAAAAAGTTGAAACTTACTGCTAGTCAACGTAAATCTACAAAAGGAGCTATTAAAA